GTAATGTTTTTTGACCAGGTCGGGGAGAATATGACCGCGTCTGCTGGAAGTTCGAGGGCGGCGAGACTGGTCGGGAATGAATCCCACGTGCGTTCCTCCGCTTCCCATGTGAGGGTTTGGGCGTTCCATGTGCCAGGGTTCGCGGTCTGGCCTCGGACGCCATAGGACTCGAATACGATCCGGCCGTTCATGGTGTCAAAGAATGTCCCGCCGGACCATGCCGCTAGATCGTCTAGCAGGTTCATGGCCGGGACGGGGATATCGTCGGCGGTGGAGTAGAGCTCGAGGTCTGCCGTAGCACCGTTCAGGTAGTCCACGTCGGCTTCGGTCAGGATCGCCTCGACCCGTTCCCGTACCGTTTCCTTGGGAAAGTCGACCTCGATAAGCCTGGTCCCGAGGGTCGCCAGATTGCCTATCGCCGTGAATGTCGTCAGGGCGGTAGGTGGGGACGTGTTCAGGAACTCGACCCGGGCGTCGGTCACTTCCCCTTGGAACCTGCACGTACCGTAGGCGGCTATCCGTACATAGTCGGTCACGTTGACGGTTACGGCGCCTCTGATCGTCACCTGACAGTTAGAGGGATTGGAGGCTTGGAACACGTCTGAGCGGCCGTGAGAGACGGTGACGTTGTAGTCCACGTCTGCGAGGTCGACGGCCGTCCCGCCTACTTCCAGATAGGTAATGGGGGCGGTCATGACAGGACCGGGGACACGTTGCGGCCTGTACGGGCGTCGCCTTGCGACACGATGCGGCCGATAGCCTGGGCGACGGCCTGCTCTGTGAGCCTGGCGGCCTGCGCCTCTGCCTGGGCTACCTTCTCTGCCCTGGCGGCGCTCGCTGATGCTTCGACGGCCCGGAGTGCCTCTGCCACGTCGGCCATGAGCTGGGCCTTAAAGTTCGCGCCCACCGGCTTGGCGATTTTCTTTCCCAATTTGGCTAGGGTCTTACCCTCCGCGGCGAGCTGCTCGGCCAGGCCGGTAACGAGGTCGCTGCCCGCCGCAATGCCCGTTTGCATGAACTCTGGCAGTAGGCCGTCCGTGAGTTCGTCAATCTTGGTCTGGACGTTGACCCATTGGTCGGACATTTCCTTGACCATGCTGTCACCGAGTAGCTGCTGCCCGAGGGCCCCACCGATCCCGGCGCCCTGCTGCGCTATCTCCGCAAGGAACGCCGGGGCGGCACCTTCACTCTTGAGGGCCCCTAAGACGTTCCCGAACCATTCGAGATGGTCGACCTGCTGCTGAAAGCCCTCATAGAGGCTGAGGCCGGTCTGTTCACCTTCCTTATTAAACTGCCCGGAGTAGGCCTTTCCGATGTCGATCGCGGATTGTAGGCCGGAACGGATAACGTTCGAGTATTGCTCGGCGGCGGCGGTGACGGCCTCGAGGTCGGCCTTATGTTGCATGAGAGACGCGCTAGTGGCGTCATAGGTGGCCTGTTGATCCTCGTATGCCTTGACGAGGCGCTTCTCTGCCGCTGTCAGGGTGTCGGTGTCCTTGGCGGCGCTCGAGGTCGCGCCTCCTAGATTCTTGTTAGCGTCGGCCTGCTGGCCCGCCATCCAGGCGTCGTACTTCCGATCAATAATGAGATTTTGGAGAGCTGTTTCCTGCTCGCGAGCGTCGTCGGTGCTGCCGTTGACTTCCCGACGCCAATTAAAGGACTTGCCAGCGGCGGCGGCCATGGCGTCGGCGAGGGTGGCGAACTGGACGGCCGCTACCTGGGCGTCGTCTCCGGCGTCGTCGGCCGCGTCACCGGCCGCCTCGATAGCGGGCGCCGCTGCCTTCGCGGCGAGGGCCATGTCACGGGCCGTGATGCTGCCGTTTTTGAGGCCGCCGGAAAAATCCATGACGGCGCCGGATGCAATGTCGGACTCTTCCGCCGTCGAGTCGAACCAGATATTGAGGACGCGGAGAGTGTCGATTAGGCGGCGGGCTTGCCCGATGGGGCCGGAGTATTCGTCTGTGCCGGGGAGGTTGGCGGAGTATTCCGATGCCGAATCTGCGGCGTCGGCGGCGGCCGTGGAGACGTTGCTAAACGCTGTGGCAAGGACGCCGAGGTTGTCGGCCGAATCAACGACCGCGTTCTGTAGGCCTTTGTTCCCAGCGAGGGCCTCCACAATGGTGCCGATGGATTCGCCGACATCCTCCATGGCCGTCTCTAAGCCCTTCATGGTGTCCATGAGGGTGTTGGTGGCCTCGTTTGTGTCGCCTAGGCCGCTGAGGAATCCGGCGCCGAATGTTTCTTTGAGGTTCTCAAATGCGACGTTGACGCGGTTTAGTTGGCCTTCATAGGTTTGGGCGGCGGCCTGTGCCTGTCCGGCGAACAGGCTTTGAAGTTCGCTGGTGATCGCTTCCATGTCTTTCGACAGGATCGTTGCGTTGCTGATGCCCGTTCCGAGCCGCTGGATCGACGTGACTTGCCCGTCGTAGGCCTTGCCGATCGAGTCGGCGACCTGCATAAGGTCTTTGCCCTTGGACGCGCTGACATCCACGGAGATTTGGAGGGCCCTCTGGGCTTCCTCCACGTCGCCTGTCGACCTGACCAGACGCTCAAATGCTGCGCGGAGTTCATTGTCGACGATGCCGGTAGCGAGCTCCATCTTGGCGATATAGGCCTCGAGGGGCGTCAGGGCCGCATCGAATCCGAGGTTGTGCAGGGTGGTGCCGAGTTTGGCGACGGCGGCTTCGTCCTCCATGGCCGACCGGACACCATCGACCGCCAATTTGGTGGCAAATGCGCCAGCCGCTACACCTGCACCGATCAGCGCAGGACCGAGGACTTTGTTGAGCATCCCCGAAAATCCCTTGACCTGGGACTGTGCAGAGTTGAGGCCACCGCTGAACTTCTTAAGGTCTGCCGCAAGATAGACGGTTAATGTCTTAGCCATTAGAGCCTGCTCCATTTCGCCACGGTGCGGTCTACGGCCTGGCCCCATTCGAGTAGGGCGGGCGCCTGGTAGGCGCGTACGCGCTCCATCCAGTTAGTCTGCTCGAATGGGGCGAACGATCCTCGTGCCTTGCCTGAGTCGGACGGGTAGCGCACCATCGTCGCGGTTGCCCCGCCGCTAAATACTTTGTTTTTATTATTACCGATCCTTACGACGGGGATACGGTCGGATCCAGCCTTGACGCTGTCGGCGATCGCTTCTCCCCAGGGGCCTGCCCCGTACAGGGCGGCATTACGCCACGCGGGCACCATGTGCCGTTCGGCGATCGTCTTGGATGCGGCGCGTAGTTCCTTAGACGCTTCCTTCGGCAGGTTGCGAAAGCTTCTCAGCACATCGTTCAGGCCTTCTATATAGGAGTCGAACGCCTTAAACGTCGTTGGAGGTTTCTTAGCCATTGTTTAGCTCCTCCAAGATCGTCGCGAATAATGCCGGGTCGTACTGTCTCACTTCCTCGACGGGCCTGCCTAGCCGGATCGCAACCTTGACTATGAGTCTCCGTCGTGATCCTGCTGGGTAGGGTCCACGTCCCTGCCGATCACAATGCGGGCCTGACGCTCGCGGGCCCACATCTTGACTTCTTCGAGGTTCTTCGGATCCCGTCCCTCGATGTGGAGGAAAGCGATCGTCAACCTCATGCCGTGCTCTGACTGTTTTGCCCTTGGATCCTTGGCTACGAGATCCTCGTAGGTCCAGAAGTCAAGTGACGTTGTCTCTACGGTGGTCGGTTCGGTCGAGCCGTCCAGGTAGATATTCAGCTGTGGAAACATGGTGTATCCCCGTTCACTAGGTTGGCTAGGCGAATGTTACCGAGCCGGTAAAGGATGCCGAGCACATGGCGATGCCTGCGGCGTCCACCGTCATATCGCATGATTCCACGTACATGGCGGCGCCGGTCCACGTGCCGGACGCGGAAGCGACATCGAGGGCGAGCGACGTTCCGGCCGCAATGGCGGTCTGGAGGGCGTCATAGATGCCGGACGCCTCGTCATAGAGGAAGTCAAGAGAGACGGTGCTATTGAGGTCGGTCTGGTCGAACGCAACATCGCCGAGGGTGACGGTGCGTACGATCGTCGGGCTCGTGGTGATCGTGCCGGACGTGACCTGGTCGGTGTACGCGGTGAGGCCGAGAGTGACCGTGAAAGCCGCTCCGGCGACAGAAACAACTGCCATGATTAGTTCTCCTTCATGTGTGCCGAAACGGCGATTTCGGTGGTGTAAACGTTGCCCTGGGCCCCTGTGTCTGACAAGGAGGGCGGTCCGACCTGGTCGACATTAAAGCCGGTCGGGATGAGGCCGAGCATGGTGTCGACGGCTTCCTCGATGTCGACGACGGCGGCCGCATTGTTGCGGGGACTAATAACAATGAGGACGCGGTAGCGGGCCCGATAGTTCAGGTTTGAGCCCATGCGCTCTGGCAGTAGCCAGGGCGAATCGGGGACGACGACGATGCAGGGCGGTGCGGGTACGGCTGGGACCGTGTCATACACCTTGAGCCCGTAGCCGGTAAAGGCGTCTACGAGCGCGGTACGGGCCTCCGTCGTCAGGGCGGTCATCCGACGATGCTTCCGGGATTGAGATAGGGCCCTAGCAAGGATCCTCGGGATTTCGTCAAATACGAGTTCAGCCGGTAAGGGCTAGGCGTAAAGTCGATCGCGACTCCCTGCCCGCCTGCCGCTGTCCTAGATTGGAATATGTCTATTCCAATACCGAGAGCGGCCTCTTTGCAGGCGGCCGGTTCTGCTGAGTAGGCGGCCGTGGTGATGAGGGCCCCGACGATGTTATCGGATGCCTCGGCGACCTGGTCTAGGACAGCGTCGGTCGGGTCGACGTACTCGAGGTCGAGCGCGTCGGCCAGCTCGAGGCCGGTCACTAATGCCATGTCGGGGCCCTCATCTACCTATCGGTTAGGCCTGGTCGTAGATGCCGACGACGCCTGCGGAGATGTACGGAGCGACGACTCCGTAACCGTAGATCGCCACGTCCCGGCCGAGGTTCCCGGCGGCGTCGTTCGTCGCCAGGCGGGGACCGTCCTCGAGGAACCCGATCGCGGCGCTGTTGGTCACGATCGCGCTCTCGGTGTCGTCCGTTGCGAACTCACGGGCGAGCACGAGGGGCAGGCCCATGACCGTGGCGCGGCCGCTGCGGCCGTCGAACACGCCGCCAACGTTCT